AACTATTATGGTGCATCTATTAAAGAAGCTAAAAAAGAAGCAGCATTTAGATGGTTAAGAGCAAACGGATTTGGTGATTTAATAAAGAACCAAGTCTCTTGTAGCTTTGGGAGGGATGAAGATGAGAAAGCTAGAGGATTGATTGATACTTTGAATCAAAAGGGATATCAATCTTCACAACGTGAATGGGTCGAACCTTCCACCCTTCGCGCATTCATACGAGAGCAACATGAAGCAGGTAAAGCATTACCTATGGATTTGTTAGGGGCTTTCGTAGGACAAAAAACAACGATAAAAGACTAAAGGAGAACGGCCATGCAGGCAAAAACTAACGCTGTCGCTAAGGCAGCAAAACTAGATCTAGCAGTTCTTGCTAGTGATTCTAAAGATGCAAGTGGTTTCGGTAATCTTGACATGTCAAGAGATATTGCAATCCCTTACATCAACATACTACAATCCAATAGTCCTCAACTTAATCCGTCAAAAGCGGAACACGTTGAAGGGGCTAAAGTTGGACAGTTCTATAATACTGTCTCACAAGAAGTCAGTGATTCACTTAACGTGATTCCTGTTCTTTACCAACTACGATACGTAGAATGGAAACCACGTGAGCAAGGTGGAGGATTCGTTGAATCACACCACGCTGATAGTGGAATCTTAAGTAAAACTAAACGTGACCAGGTCACTTTTAAAGATGTATTACCTAATGGTAATTACATTGCAACCACTGCTTATCACTATGTAATGGTGCAAGGCAAAGATGGTTCGTGGTCCCAGGCTGTTATCAGCATGACATCTACTCAATTAAAAAAGAGTAGACGTTGGAATAGCTTGATGTTGACACAAAAAGTTAGTGGTCCATCGGGAAGTTTTACTCCACCAACATACGCAGTCATTTATAAGCTATCTACTGTTAGCGAATCTAATGATCGTGGTAGTTGGTTTGGGTATCAAGTTGAGAAAGCGGGTCAAGTTGAGGATGCTGATATTTATAATGAGGCAAAATCATTTTCAACCGCAGCATCAAGAGGAGATGTCGAAGCTAAACCTACTGTAGAGGGGGAGCCTGTAAAAGAGGCACCTAAATCTAACAATACAGAAAGCAACGAAGACGTACCATTTTAGGTAGTCTTCTAAACTGGAGGTTTAGTGGAAAGATTCAAATCGATATTTGAAGGCTTAGATGTAGCTTATGGTCAGCACCAATCCGAGGGGAAACGTGCTGACGGTAAGCAAGAGGGTAAATCCTATATTGTCAAGCAAGAAGTTAAAGATGAATTATGGACAGAACACCTTAATGGAAATGGTCCTTCTTTAGGGATCATTCCTATTAAGGCTGATAACACAGCTAGATGGGGGTGCATTGATATTGACACTTACCCAATTGATTACAAGAAAATTATAAATAGTATTAGAAATTTACAGTTACCACTGGTGCCATGCAGATCCAAAAGTGGAGGAATGCATATATTTTTATTTTTTAAAAACCCAGTATCCGCCAGATTAGTACGAGAGAAATTGCGAGAGGTTGCTTCAGGTCTTGGATATTCCGCTGTAGAAGTATTCCCCAAGCAATCAACCATACTAATAGAAAAAGGAGATCTAGGTAATTTTTTAAATCTTCCATATTATAATTCAAAAAATACAACGAGATATGCCTATAAAGATGATGGAACAGCGGCGACATTGCCAGAGTTCTATGCTTTATATGATAAATATGTTGTAGAAGATATAGACAAAGTTGCAATCCAGGTATCTGATGAAGTCATAAAGGATGGACCACCATGTTTACAACAGTTGTGTACACAAGGATTTCCAGAAGGAACTAGAAACAATGGTTTATTTAATATTGGAGTTTATTTACGTAAGTTTGATCCAGATAATTGGAAAGCATTATTAGAGAAATATAATCAAGATTATATGACACCACCTCTATCAGCATCAGAGGTTGTAACAGTACAAAAACAATTAGAGAAAAAAGAATATAGTTATAGATGTAAAGAGCCACCTATTAATTCCTATTGCAATGCTAAAGTATGTAGAGGAAGAAAACATGGTATAGGTGGTAATGGTGCATCATTAGAGTTTAGTGCATTAACAAAATTAGAAACAGATCCACCAGTATGGTTTTTGGATGTTGGTGATGCACGAATGGAATTACAAACAGAGGAGTTGCAGATACAAACTAAGTTTCAAAAGAAATGTATGAATAGTTTGAATCATATGCCACCTCTAGTAAAACAGTCAGTATGGCAGGAAAACATAGAGAGATTAATGATTAATCTTAATACTATTCCTGTGTCTGATGATGGGTCATTGGCCGGTCAGTTTGAAGCTCACCTCCAGGAGTTTTGTACTGATCGTGCCCAGGCTCTAAATCGAGATGAATTATTATTACGTAAACCTTGGACAGAAGATGGGATTACTTGGTTTAGATTAAAAGATTTACAAGACTATCTTACAAGAAATAAATTTACTTACTTTAATACAGGTCAATTAGTTCAAGCATTAAGACATTTAAAAGGTAAGAGTGAGAAATATAATCTTAAAGGTAGAACAGTGAGAGTGTGGGGTGTGCCTGCATATCAACAACAAGATTCAGCATTTGATATAAAGGAGGTAGATAGTGCCCCATTCTAAATTACCAAAGATTAAAAAAGGCATGGTAGCTGAACAAATAGCTATACAATATTTATTAGAGAAAGGATTTTTTGTATTTAAAAATTTGTATGGTGTAGGCCCAGCTGATTTAATAGCAATAAATGAAAAGGGTAAAGTTAATATATATGATGTTAAAAGTGAAAGTTACCGCAAGACTTGGAAACCTGGAACAAGGATACCTCGAGCATTAACATTAGAGCAGAGGAAATTAAAAATGAAATTTATATTTGTGGACAAGGATGGAACATGCAAAGTAAGACAAAGATAATACTTGGTCCTCCTGGTACGGGGAAAACACATACGTTATTGAATCGTGTGGAAGAAGAATTGGCACGTGGCACACCACCAGATCGTATTGCTTTTTTAGCCTTTACTAAGAAAGCAGCAACCGAGGCACGCGACCGGGCAATGAAGAAGTTTGATTTAGAAGAACAACATCTTCCTTATTTTAGAACATTACATTCATTTGCATTTCATCAATTAGGGTTAACTAAAGCAGAAGTCATGTCACGCGATAACTATAAAGAATTTGCACAAACATTTGGTATGGATTTAGGATCTGTGACTGATGGTAATGATGCAGGTGGTGTATTTACAACGGATAACATATTGATAAATGAGGTTAATTTATCCCGAATGAAATGTTTAGATTTAGAACAACATTATAATCATTCTAATTTACAAGATATTTCTTGGCATGCATTACTTAGAGCTCAAAGATCTTTGGAAGAATTTAAAAAGAAAAAAGAAATATTTGATTTTACAGACATGATAGAATTATATTTAGATTCAGGAATGGTTCCTAAATTAGATGTAGTATTTATAGATGAAGCACAAGATCTATGTGCATTACAGTGGCGCATGGTAGATAAGATTTCTCAAAATGCTAAAAAAGTTTATGTATGCGGGGATGATGATCAAGCTATATACACTTGGGCAGGAGCTGATGTTAGACATTTTATTAAATTACCAGGTGAAGTAGAAACACTTAAACAATCTTATCGTTGTTCTAAAGTTATACAAAATTTATCCGGTAGAATAATAAATAGAGTTAAATTTAGACGAGCTAAGCAGTGGAAAGGCACAGACAGGGCAGGTTTTGTTCAATACCATAATTACCCAGAAGGAGTTAATTTAAAAGAACCAGGTAGTTGGTTGGTATTAGCAAGAACTAATTATATGCTTGATGAAATAGAGCGCGATATAAGATTACAGGGTATGTTATATAAAAGAAATAATAAGTTACCAGTATCTACTAAATTATTAAATGCTGTAGAGGCATGGAAGAAATTAAACAAGGAAGAAATGATTCCTCTTGTGGATATAAAAAATATTTACTCTTACATGTCTTCTCAAATTGGTATAGAAAGAGGACATAAGAATTTAAGAATGGCAGACAAAGAAGAGTATGAATTAGAAGAGTTAGTTATGCATCATGGATTACTAATGGCAGGTAGACCATGGGATGTAGCTTTTGATAAAGTAGGAAATAGAGATAAAGAATATTTACGTGCAATAGAGATGAGAGGAAATGTATCTACAAATCCTCAATTACATCTTAGTACTATTCACGGAGCAAAAGGAGGAGAAGCAGATAATGTTATGTTGCTTACAGACTTATCAAGAAAGTCACAAGAAGCAATGGAAAAAGATTCAGATGATGAATGCCGTGTATTTTATGTAGGAGCTACACGCGCTCGTAACCAACTACATATAGTACAACCACAAAGAGAAGGAGGGTTCATAATATGACCAAAGAAGAAATACTCAAAAAAGCAAAAGAACTTATCACTGGTGATAGGAACGATACACATGGAGATGCATTTCAAAATCATGCAGAAATTGCAGAGTTTTGGAATATATTTTTAGATAAAAAATTACAGCCAATGGCTAGTATTACAGCTGAAGATGTAGCATTAATGATGGTATTAATGAAGATATCAAGAAATACTCAAGGTAAGAAAAGTAACATAGATAACTTCATTGATATGTGTGGTTATGCAGCAATAGCAGGAGAAATTAATGACAGTGGATCTTTTTAAGACAGTGACTTCACAGTGGGTAGCACCCACAGAATTTCCACGTATAGAGAAACGTGTGGCTATCGATTTGGAGACTTGTGATCCAGAGCTCGTGAAACATGGCCCAGGGTGGCCAGCTAAAAGAGGAAAAGTTATTGGTATTGCAATGGCAACAGCTTCTTTTAAAGCTTATTACCCTATCGCTCATGATGGGGGTGGTAATATGGATGAAGATAAGATTGTAAAATATATTAAATCTATATGTGAAGACGATTCAATTGAGAAAGTATTTCACAATGCACAATATGATATTGGATGGCTTAGTGTTCTAGGAATAGAAGTTAAAGGTAGAATACATGATACTATGGTAGCAGCAGCTCTTATAGATGAGAATAGATACTCATATACACTTAATAGTATAGTACATGAATATCTAGGTGAATTTAAGAATGAGCAAAAGCTTAAAGAAGCCGCTGATGCATTTGGTGTGGACCCAAAATCTGAAATGTATAAATTACCAGCAGAGTTTGTTGGTGAATATGCAGAAGCAGATGCTGATCTTACATATAAATTACATGAGAAATTATCATGGGAGATTGTTAAAGATAATCTTACAACGGTATATGATGTAGAATGTAAATTAATTCATGTTATTTTTAAAATGACACAACGTGGTGTTAGATTTGATTCTGATAAATGTGTTAAGTTAGAGAGTAAGTTTTATAATAAAGAGAAGAAGTTAATGAAACGCATTAAAGATCTAACCAATCTTGATATAGAAATATGGGCTGCGGCATCAATATCAAAAGCTTTTGATGCTTTAAATTTACCATATGAAAGAACAGATAAGACTAATGCACCATCATTTACTAAAATGTTTTTGACAGATCATCCACATGAACTGCCAAGATTAATTATGCAAGCACGTGAATTAAATAAGTTAAGAGGTACATTCTTGCAGGGTTTAATGAATCACACAGAGGAGGGTAGAATACATGCTCACATTAATCAAATTAGGTCTGATACTGGTGGCACTGTGTCTGGCCGT